TGGAGTGTTTGTATATTTGTCAAGTATTAAAGTTTGATTAGTTACTTGTACGTGAAAACCATTGATGTAATAAACACCTTCTTGTACTTCTGCCGCACAACCTGTAGCAGTTGTATCTACTACACAAGATAAAGAAACACTATCACCATTTGTACCTGTTAATGTTTCACCATCAGAAAAAGATGTTGCTGTTTTTGAAGTACCACTATCTCTATATTTTACATATAAAGTATCAGGATCAGTACCATCTGTCGCCACTGAATTAATTATTTCAGCAGTTACACCTGAAGTGCCACCTGTTAAAACTGTACCAACTGTAAATTGAGAAAGTGTATTTGTTGAAGAAATACTAGATAACTTTACTGCGTAATAATCCAAGTCATAACCAATTTCACCTGGAATAACCATTGCACCTTTATCGAAAATATGATCAGATACTCTTTCGATTTGGTTTTGTAATTGTGTTTGTGACTGTGTTAATTCTCTTGCCTGAACAGCAAATGCTGGTCTAAAAAGTATTCTATGAAACTTCTTACTTTCGCTAAAGTCATCATAGTAAGGCGAGAGGTTAAAGTCTGTTGGACTTGGCATTTATTTCCCTCTAAAATTCAATTATTAATTTAACGTTCTCAGTTTGATCTGAAGCTCTTGTTATTGGTGATCTATTTTCAACATAAATTACATCACCAGTATTTGAGTCAATTTCAGAAGCTGCATAACCACTAGTAAAAGAAATATTATCTACAGTAGTTGATGAACTTGATGGTGTTGCAGTAACACCTGAACTTTGTCCTGTGATGGTATTAGTACCAGAAAATGCTGTTAAATCACCATTACTGTCAATACCCTCATCATTAAATCTAGTTTGAATGTAATAAAGTATGTTGTTTGAACTATCCCACTCTACTACTTTACCTACAGCGCCAGTTGTCGCTTGATTGATTTCTTCATCAACTGTAAAGTCACCAGATGGTGATGTTACTAGTACGGCTTTTGTACCTCTTAATGTATTTGTTGATGCAGCAGATCCGCCTGATATAGGATCTCTCATTAAAAATACTCGTCTAAAATCATTTGCAGTTGTAAAGTCACCCGAGTTTGCTGCTTCACTTGCTTCAAAGTTAGTATTTAACATTACATAAAAACCACCCAATTCTTTTATTGCATCTGCACCGTGTCCGCCATACGCAGAACCAGCAGCAGTAATATTTCTTGGTGGTATGATTACATCTAACTCTGAACCTGAACCTGTACCATTTGAATTTGTACCAGCGTTTATATCACTATCTGTAATATAACCAAATGTATAACCTGAACCTACAGATGTTACAGTTACAGAAGATATTGCATCACCTGTAAGTGTTACCGTTACTTCACCGCCAGAACCATCACCTCTTATTGGTATTCCAGTGATTGTAGAACCAGTAGATGAAAAACTTGATCCACCTGTTTTAACTTTTACTATATCAATTCCACCATCAACAGCAGCATTTGAAATAGTTGTATTAGTTGATACTGGCATAAAGTCAGTAGATAAGAAATTTGTTTGTTGAGCAGCTGTTAATGTGTACATATATTTCCACTTATATCCATCTCCAGTTGTTAGAATTGTAGTAGTACCTTCAGCAACAGATGGTTCATTACCAGAAGTTACTGCAGCACCACCATTATTATCTAAACATTTAAATACTTGATATGTTGAAGTTAAAACATAAAATGTTGCGTCCCATAATGACGCTGCACCACTATCACCTGTTTGTGTTGTAGTTGTTCCTGTAATTCTATTACCATAATCGTGTCTGTAGTAATCATAAACTGTTCCAGCAGTCCAGTTTCTTCTTGGAATTACATATGAAATATCTGAACTAGTAATTCTTTTTGCTGCCAACATATCATCAAAATAATAATACTCATCTTGTATTGAGTCAACAGGTGTCAATGGAGTTGTATCACTTCCCTCGTTTGTTGTTCTTCCATCTCCTCTAGTTAAAGTACCAAAGGCTTGTGGTCTTCCAATACCCATATAATAGATATTTGGTGATGATTCTGAAAAAGATTCCGTAAACTGTTCTGAGTTGTGGATTCTAAATTTATTTGTTACTATTGCTGGCATAATTTGTTAGTTCCTCTAATCATATTTATAATGGTTTTTAATGAATATTCTATCATAATTATACTTCTCTCGCAGTAAAAGTATCTCCTGCAACACCAAAGTATTGTCGTAATCCATTACCACCATAACTATTTGCACTACTTGAATTTATTAATCTATATTGTACAGTATCACCCATTGACGCTCCGTGACTATCAATCGTCATAAAATGTCTACCAAATAGACTTGCATCGTTTGCGGGTACTGTAAACATTCTAACATCTACAAACGAACCACTATTGACTTTTCTTTGAAGTGTAATTGGTGCTTCAGAAGAAGTGCTTACATTATCATAAGCAGTACCATCCCATTCTACTTTTACTTTTGAAAATCCATTTGAAACAATTATAGAAAGTAACAATGTTGTTGTTCCATCACTTTCTAATAATGGATTTCCATCAGCAATGGTAGTACCTGGAGCAACTGTTCCATCACTAAAAACATTATATACTTCGTTACCAATACCGATTAAAGTATTTTGTGAAAGATTGATTGTTTTATTTGTTAACTCTTGGGTATCAGTTGTTCCAACTAATTCTTGGTTTCCCCCAGCAGGTAAAGTTAAAGTGTTAGTTACTCCTTCTACGTGTGGCTGTGGTACTATTGTTTGACCGTGAGTATTTTGTTCACAATTTAATTTTATTGCACCTACACTTCCACTTCCATTTCCTAAAAATTCTGTTATATTGGTAAAGGAATCAATGTTTAAATTACCAGATGCATTTGATATTGTTTCTGCGCCTAATGATGTTAATGATGTTATATTTGTAACTGTAGAAATAGAAGATGATAAACTAAAAGTTAATGTTCCTGAACTTTCATTAATCTCAACAGCATTAGATGTTCCTGAAAATGCTACTGTACCACCTAAATTAATATCTGTAGAAGTTGAACCATCTGTAAATGTTATCGCAGGATTAGTTAACGCTGAATTTGGTAAATTTGTAATAGTGTTATTAGAACCATTGATAGTTTTATTAGTTAAAATTTCTGATCCGTCAAGGGTTGTAAAATCTCCATCACTCAATGCCGCATTAAATTCTGCAGTCGTTCCCACTAATGTATTAGATGTTAAATCAATAGTTTTACTTTCTAAAGTAAATGTTCCTGTATCTGTTACAAAATCAGCAGCAGTTAAATTAGTACCATCACCTAACTTTGTATATAATTCATTAAAATTGTCATTGATAATATCTCCACCAACTCTTATAGTAGAGCCTGTTCCATCATCTGCGACTGTTCCGATATTAATTGTTTGTTTTGCCATTTTTTACCTTATTTTCTTATATTTATACACATATTAAGGACTTACTTTATCAAAAGTTTTAGATGATGTATCAAATGATGTTGTTGTTTCATCAAAAGAAAATGCAGGAGTAGATACTGTAATACTAGTAGGATAAGCAATGTAAGTTTTTAAGTCATCATTTGCTAAATCTCTAATTTGTACTACTTCTCCATCTAAATTAGTATTATTTAATAAAGTTAATCTATGATTTCCCCAATTCTCTAATTTCATAGGTTGTACATATGTTCTATTATCAGTTGCTCCTCCAGCGGCACCTGTTTGTACGTCAGGGTGACCTCCCCCAAACATACTTGTAAATGCTTGATCTCTACTATTTAAAGATAGTGATTTCATTCTAGGACCTGCCCAAGCATAACCAAAATTTAAATCAGTACCTCTAACATTGATTTTTGGAAATGATGGAATTTTTAAAGTCATTGATCTATTTAAAGTTAAATCTCTCGTATTTGGTGTAAAGTGTTCACTTGTAGAATCGTCAAAGTCTGGATCAACACCTAATTCTGGATTTGTTCTTAAAGTTGTACCATCATCAACTGTTCCTAATCTTCTTCCAAAAATTGTTGAGAATAATGTACTTACAATTAAAGCAATTTGTTCATAAACCTTACCACTGTTTACACCTGTTATACTTTGAATTTGAGCGTCTACAGAAGTTTCTATATTTACTTGACCTGTAAAATAGAAACCAGAAGTATGCATTGTCTTTTTGAAACTATCTCTCCAGTCATTAATTGTACGACCAACTCTAATAACATATGAGAAATCTTGGTAGTATAAACTATCTTGTATTCTCATAGATGTTTCAGAAACGTGACCGTCTTGGTTTATATAAGTACCTGATGTATCAACAACTGCTCCAATTGTAGTTGATGCTGTACCTAAATCATTTTTTTCAACAATTGCAGTAGTACCACCGTCAGAAACAATTGATGTCTTTTCAGAAAATTCGCCAGTAGGACTTGAAACTTTTAATATACCTGTATCTGCTGAATATGATGTAACTGTAGCAGTAATAGAAGTTGAAGAAGAGTCTACACCAGTAATATTTTCACCAATAATAAAAGAACCTGATACATTTGATATAATTAAATAACTTGGTAATACTAATGATGGTGGTGTGGGTGATGCTTCATATCCTTCACCTGATTCTATAATTTTTAATCCACTTATTCTTCCTATTTCAGTTCCATATGCGTATATTACTGCATTTGATCCGTTTGTATCGCTTACTTCTACAATAGGTAAAGATTGATAGTTGTTTCCACTTGATATAATTCTAATATCTGTAATGTCACCTGAACCTGTACCACTTTCTTGTACAATTTTATTTCCTGTGTATGGATCGCCTCTTGTTGTTTCATCTTCTAATACAATATGGTCATCTGTACTAGATGTACTTTCTTCTTGCGTTAATCCACCATTGACTACAGAAACTTTTGCTCTTGCTGAACCACCACCTGTTCCTGTGTTTGTAAAATTAATATCATCACCAATCTCATAACCAGAACCACCTGATCCTATTATAAATTCAGTAATACCTCCTCGACCAACGGAATCTACTTGAACAATTGAATTTTGTCCACCACCTGTAACTGTAACTGTGTCAGCAGAATTATATAAACTTCCATCATTAGTTATTGATATTGATGATGGAATACCTGTTACAGTTGCCTTGATGTATAAATCATCATCATCTGTAGCTGTTCCTCGTACTACCTCACTTATTAAAAAAGTACCTTGTATTGTATCTTCGTTCAAAACAAATTGTGTTACTTCATTAGCACCTATTTGAAATTTAAATACATTTTCTACTATCGCAGTTGCGCCAGATGTTTCACCCTCTATTGTTCTACCGATTAAACTACCAGTATTTCCTATAGTTGCAATTGCTCTTAAAATTTTATTTGTATCCCATTTACCATCAGATACTCTTAACACTTGTTCTCTAGGATAAAATGTTTCAGATTCTAATCCAAATAATAATCTAAAAAATAATTCGTGTCCTCTACTAGTACCTTTAGCACGATACAAAGATTTTACATTTTTGATTAAATTTCTTTTACTTACACCAGAGTTTAAAGTTTCAGGTAATGTATTTAAAAATTCATTTCTAAATTTTGTTAAGAAGTTAGATATTACTTTATCAGGATCTCTAAAGTTTAATAAGTCTTGTATGTTATTTACAGGATTTGGTTTGTAATTATTAATTAACGCTGTTGCGTTTGAACTAGCGCCAACGATTGATTCACCATCTATAAACTTATCTTGCGCTGAAATATAAAGTCTATTGTTATCTAAATCTTCAGCAAGTACAGTCGCAGTTGCGTTAGAAGTTTGACCAGTGATTGTTTCACCTCTTGTAAACTTACCATAAGTAGAACTTTCTAAAAGTATTTTATCACCAGCATCTAATTGTGTTCTATCTGTATCAATACGAGAACCATCTAAAATTAATTCGTTCTCTTGCGCTGTTTCTGTTTCTAATAAAATACCATCTGTTGTTTGAACTGAAGTAACACCTAACTCGGCTGACTCCATAAACGTATAATACGTTTTAACAAACTCTAAAAATTTAGGGTGTTGTTCTAATACGAACTCTGGAACCTGTTGATTAACCAGGTTTGATATTTTATCTGTGAACTTTGCCATTAGTAGTTAGATGTTGTTGTGTATCCTACACCAGCATCAGCAGAGCCACCAACAAAGGTATCTGCCTCTACTGTGATTGTTGAATTTGCTGTATCAATATCTAAAATCTGATC